CTATGCCATAAATGTTGATAGTCGGAACAGCTATGATTATTCCCTGTCCTGGAAGTGATGCAAGTATTTTCTGGGTGATAGTAGTGTTAGTAAAGACCGCGTTAGCCGTAATAGTACTGGTCCCCCACATGATAACTCCTGCCTTGAAACTCGCTGAGCCTGCGAGCAACGGTGTAGCGCTCTGTGTGACATAGGACATCATTCTGCTGGCGGATATTAGATTTGCAGTTCCAAATTTACCGGCAGCACCGTATGGGGGCACTAATATTCCCTGACCTGTTAGGGATATCGTACCTGGGGTAATCCCCAAGCCACTGCTGTTATTACAGATGCTGATCGCTAGCAGAGTTGCGTTCGCACCCTGCACGGCTGAGTGATCTAGCAGAGCAGTAGCTTCCAGCAGATTATCAATAGGCGCATGTGTTACGGTTGACGCTATTAACCCAGTAGCAGTTAACAGTGAATGTAAAGGCTGTGTTACGGTACTATTAATTGCTCCTTGTCCAACAAGCACAGGGCGATCACCTTGATGAACAACTGGGCCATTTATGTCTCCGTTAGCTATTAGGTTGCTGTATGGTCCCTGCCCGACGACGATCCCAATAACCCCGAGTCCATCTAGCTCACTAGATATAGATAGTGTCACAATGGTATCAACGCTGCCGAGTCCGTCCATCTCCGCGATACCTTCGACAGCGGACGGCTGCGTGGCGACAATACCGCCGAGCCCGGTTATCGTTGACGTACTCGCCTGTGTAGCGGCGGGGCTTACCAGTGCCCCCACGCTATCCATCTCAGCGACAACTTCAATTAGGTTGTTCACGTTAGCTATCGCGCTGTCACCAGTCAAACTGGCGAACGCGACAATCTGAGTATCAACGGCAGGTACTGTACTCGTGGCGCTGAGAAGCCCTGTAGCGCCCTGAGCAGGTATCGAGGACACACCACCTAGGGCGGTCAGTGAAGCACTCACAGACTGTCGTACGTCGCCGCTCAGGCCACCCTGAGCAGGCACGACAGTGCTACCAATTATGAACCTGCTATTGACGTTTCCTACTGCGCCGCCTGCTGTTATACTTGCCGTTGGCATCTGCGTAACATGCGGACTGGTACTGCCGAGTCCAGTCAGTGTGAGTGTTGTGCCCTGCGTAACATCGGATGCGGGTAATGCACCATGTCCTGCTAGTGTCGGGGTGTCTCCTACTGTGATGTTGGTCGTTCCAGTTGACCCTAGTCCGACAAGAGTGGGGTGATCACCCAGGGTGACCTTGGGGCTGCCGGTGGATCCATTCCCCGCCAGTGTGGCAGTAGCGTTCACTATCGGCAGCGATGCTGATACACCAACCGTGTAGGTCGCCCACACGTCAACACTGGTGGCAAACTTCCAGGTAAATGTGCTACCTATACTTGTGCTAGCCACGACTGCTGTCCCGCCATCACCGATACCGGCAAACGTACTAATGGTTCCGGACTGAACAGTGTCATTCAGGTTAGATATACCGGTACTGCTGAACGCACCTGCTACTCCCTCAGCCAGTGCGGCGGTAACAGGAAGGTCATTCGCTAAGACGGTTGTGACACTGACACTTGGTTCACTTGTACTGCCATTTGTCAGAATACTAGAGTTATGGACATCTATTGGGGACGCTGTGTTGGTGTTAGAGTATGATGCCATAGCAGCGGAGATGGTACCGCCGCCTGTCAGATCTGCGGACAATGTGATGGTGGTTCCGATGTCAGCAGATGCAGCAACTATCTCAAATAGCCATGCCACAATATGATTGCTGTTATGTGGTGTCCTGTCGGTGTCTACCTGTGTCCATGTTGTTCCGGTCGTACCGATAGTAAGCAGGGTGTAGCCATAGTTGTTGGATGTGGCAACAGCCAGCAGTACCGTATCACCAACCCGGACAGTAGAGGGAATGGTGATAGATAGTGGGGAAGTTGTTGACCCCGCAGAGGTACCTGTGTTGTAGCCAGGCGTAGCCTTCGTCATCCCTACTGACTTAGTACTCAATGAGATACTGGCTGTGACGCTTGCTGATACGCTCTTCTTGCCGGTAGCACTAGCCGTTAATGCCAGCGGTTGCGATACCAGGTTCGCCCCTGCGAACATAGATCCTGAGATATTGCCGAGTTCGGTTATCGTGGCCGTGTCTGATGGCACCCAGTCTCCGGACAGCGGGCCAGAAGCATTCCAATAGGTAAGCATACAGAGCGGAGATGTGCCCTGCGTGGCAGATATCTCCAGCAGTTCGCCCCACACCGACTGGAACCACGCAGGCCGGTCAGCTTCCACATTGTGATTGGTCTCGGTTACACCAAAGCGTGAGTACGCGGCAGGCGAGCAGCAGGAGACAAAGCTGCTCATCTGCGACGCGGCTGAGCCCAGACTGCCGTAGACATCAACGCAATAAAAGTCCAGATTGGCCGCCATCCAGGAGGAGCAGCCACTAGTGTCCTCTATGGCCCCGACTAAGATGTTCGACCCAGACAGCAGGGAGTGAAGATGCTGCTGACCCTGAACCTGTAACGAAGCGGTGAGCCCTAGGTAGCCCTGCCCAGATGCCTCGTGCCACAGGGCTAGGGCAGAGCCGGGTGGAGCCTGCTCAGTCCACCTGAGTATGCCGCTGTCAAAGTCCCCGTTAAGCAGCATTGACATATTGGGCTGGATAGACACAATCATGGTGACGGTGTCACCGTTACTATCTAACGGACCACCGGCCGCTATATTAGTCGGCCAGTCTAACGGCAGCCCGCCCCAGTAGCTGCCGCCGTCACTGAATGAGGTAGCACCAGCAGGGTTAGCGCTACCGGTGTAATTGGAGTAAAAGCGCTGCCCATTAACATGGGACATCGATTGATTGTGATCGGCCCAGAAATTCTTATTGGACCCGAAGACGGTCAAAGGGAACCACCGCTAACTACCTTATGAGAGGGTAACGGTGATGGCTCCGATGGCAATCTGGAAGATGTTCCCGCTGACGACTGAGATAGGTGCGCCATTAAAGGTGCCGTACCACCAGCGGATTGGCGTAGCTGCTGAGTCCCAGATCTCCAGGTAGGAGATTGACCAGGTAGACCCCGCGTTAGTCCAGGACTTGGCGACAGTAGGCCCCGTAGTAGAACCGGATGCAGCGCTGTTGAAAATCAGTGTCACACCGTTGGTGGTATAGCCCGAGCCTGAGGCAAGCTGGGTAAGAGCAGTAGTACCGTTACAGGTACCACCACCTAAGTAGATGTTGGCAGATCCGGAGAACGCCGTGAACCCAGAGCCCACACCAAGCGACATGTTCAAGATCTGGTTAGCCTGCGCAGTTACGATTGCACTCATTAGTTATCCTGTCTCAGCAGTGCTCGTTAGTGTGGAAGCAATTGGACCATCGGCCTTGTCTACGATATGCCCATCGGGCTCACTCACGGTCCAGCCCGGCGTATAAGTCTTTCGCGCATCGCTGATAACACCGATGGTGCGTAACTTATCCAGGTCAATGGGGGTACCATGACCTGGCCTGCAATCGTAGCCCATATAGCTCCTTGGTCTCGTTTCAGTTTATCATGTTGCCATTTAGGCATTAGTTCCGAAGACAGCCTGAATGGTTAGTGTGTCGTTATTTACGGCCTGCCCACCTACTGCTGTGCGCTGAAGCCAAAGTGCCAGCACGTAATTAGCGGGAACATTAGCAACTGATAGCCCGCTGGAGAATACGGACTGGGGACCTACCCATGTCGACACGCCCGTAGGGGCTGTAGTTACATTAGGGATGGTCTGTGCCTGCTGCGAGGTGCTGTTGTACGGCACAGGCCCGATAGGGTCCACACCCACAGCAACGGTGGCCGCGCCGGGGCCAGAGGTACACAGTGTAGACGGCAGCCAGATATACACGTCCAGCATGGTGTTTCCGCTGGAGGTTGCATTCATCAGGAACAGGCACGCATAGTCAACCTGAAGATTGGCATTCTGCGGGCCAGTGATGTCCAGGAACAGAGCATCTAACGGTGTGGAGGACACCTGAGTGGTGCTCATAAAGTTGCCAAGCGAGTTACCGGCTGTACCTACTCCGGAGTACCCCGTGGTTGCCATCGGGTTCGATAAGTACCAGCGGATCTCACTGGGCTGGATCTGCGTCATTGGTCTTGAATCACTAGCTGGCCGATACCGATCTGAATCTGCTGACTGGCGTCAACCTGAACGGGGGTGGACAGTGCCCACGAGTACATGAAGTACCCGCTTGTGCCAGAGGCAGAGGTAACCAGTGCGATCCACTGCACGGGCTCAGACATAGTTGTAGTGATCGGGCCGAACGTGATCACAGCGGTATTGGCACAGACACCAGGATACCCAGCGCTAGCCGCCCCGAAGGCACAGGTCTGTCTGGAGTACCCACCGATGGATAACTCGATGAATCCCGCATCTGAGATGTTGACTGCGCCGCCAGCCACCGGATCAGCGATGAGGAGGGCCAGGTAGTTAGTGCCGGGGGCAGGAGATGATACCCAGGCCGAGCCGTTCCACTGGTTCCATGCACTGGTTGTGGTGTTGTACCACAGCATTCCAGGCTTCCATGTGGGGGGAGAGGTGCCTGCTGCGACTACCGGCAGGACCGCACCCGACATAAGGTTGGCCGCCGCCATGGCGCCATACTGAGAAATCTGTCCAGCGATTGGAATCACCTCGCTTCTAGTATAGGTGACCCAGCCTATTCGTATAGGTAGCCAAGCGACTTCAGGTGAAGATAGAGGTCGTGGTCCACCCGATACTGGATACCTTCCTCGAAGTCATAGAACTTCAGAGAGCCTAGTGTGGGCATTCGCGGATTGTCCGGGTCGGACAGGTCACCGGGGTCAATGACATCCCGGCCGAAGGTCATCTGCTCGATGTCAGCGACCACGCGAATTGTATGAACACGCGGGGTCACGTCAATCTCAGGCACCGGCACCGGCTCAGGCTTAACGCGGGCGGCATCGGTATAGTCAACAACCGCTCGGTTCTTGACGGCACGAGTCGCGGTGGCCATAGCCATGCGCTCAGCCTCAAGCTCCTGTGCCTCTTCTGCCTCAGCAGCTAAGCGTTCCTTCTCACGCCCGGTCATATCGGCGGGGCGCTTTCGGGGGGTACGTTGCGCGGGGTTAACTGCGGCCATAGTGTTCTCCAAATAAGTCTTCAGTTGAATGGCTCTCTAGGTAGTATACCGCACTACGCAGAATAGAGATGGAGTCGCGTGCTTTACCTATCATTCCGTTACAGTTGTTACAGAGTATCTTGCGGATGCACTTACCACAGGTAACTTGTCCAGGACAACAGCTATGATCGTGGTCTACCTCCGGCCGCTGCGCTCCAGTACCGAACTTTATATGACAGATAGCACAGCTATTATCTTGCGCGTCTAGTAGCTCAGTCATTTTCTCCGGAGTAATTCCATATTTATTCAGTGGTCGATACCGTCTTTGATTATCTCGCGCGCATATTCGGCAATTACCACTAGGAGAAGTATTGATTGAATTCTTCTCGTGCCCCTGCGGACAGTGTGTCTTACGCTTCTCTTCTCGGCAGATACTACAGGTCTGCTTACCACTAGTGTCCACACCATCAAACGGATGTCCCGCAGCACATTTGATGCGCTTGTTGTGGTGTGAGGTCTCATCGTTGTATCGAGAGAACGGTTTACTGGGGTCTGGCTTCGGTCCAGGCTTCTGCAGCCCCCGCTCCCGACGTTGTGCCTGTCGGTAGTGGGGCTGGCAGAGACCTTTGCTGTGTATCGGCTTATCGCAGCCGTATCGTGAGCATGTCATACCTCATATGGTACATGATCTGTGGAGGTATGCCAACTGGAGCCTAGTTTGTTTCACAAACGACCACACTTTGGTCTGTTATAAGACCAAGGCCCCAGATGGAGTACCATGCCAGACGGTGCTCACGACCATAGTCAATGATACCGCCGTCACGCAGTTCCACCGGAAGGGAAATGGCGTGACCAAAGGCGTTATCACCGATGGTGATCGCATCGTAGTACAGAGCACCGGAGGTACCGTTGGCGTAGCCGTTGGTAACCTGAGTGGTCTCGATGAACACCACGTCATTCAGGCGGCCGATCTCACCTAAAAGGAAGTTGCCCGGTGCCGCGTACTTTGTGACCTCGATATACTCGGGGTCATCGCGCAGCTGGCGGGATTGGTGCGGGTGGACGAAGGAGACGTAAGTCTCGCCCAGCCTGGGAACGTTCTTGGTGGCCAGGGTCTCAACGGCGTCCTTGGTGACTGCCGTGGTGTAGGAATAGTTTCCGGCGACCAGTGCCGCGCGACTGGCAGCCGGTGAACCGTGGTCATACGGCGACAGCGGCGTACGCACGGCGTTGGCAAGTGCGAACTTGTTGTAGCCGTACAGCTTGCTCGACGCCAGCAGGAGAGTGTTGCGCGCCGACGCGTCCAGGTACAGGGCCATGTTCCTGCCCAGCAGTCTGGAGGCGGTGGCCATCACGTCATCAAAGGAGGCGTTCAGTAGAAGCTCGGTAACGGCAACCGCGAAGCCCTGCTCAGCCACAGTGATGTCAAACTGAGAGGCCGTCAGCGCGACGGTTGTCATTGCGATACCTTCAACCAGCTGCGAGGCAGGAGAAAGGTTGTTGTAACGCATGAAGTGGATCGTCAGACCCGGCGTCACCCCAAGTTCTGTCTTCTTAACCGCGAACTGCTCGAACCTCAGAATAGGCATTGCCTGGAAGAGGATTTCCTTAGACCAAATGGTCTGAATTGCGGAGGAAAGGGGCTGCCCACTGGTGTAGTTAGTAGGCGATGCAGCTAAGAAGCTAGTCCCTGTAATGGCACCTGCCATGGTTTATTGTCCTTTGCTAAAGACTATTTGGTCGCACAGCTACTATGGTAACTGAAGTCCTATTGACTATAATATCAGATCACCCGAATATACCGGTTCCGCCCCCACCAATTTTCAACGTGGGCCGAACCTTGGTAATATAGTCTTCAAATGAAAGATTCTCTTTATTAATTTCTTGGCCTACACCTTCGGTGACGGAGCCCATTGATGTGGGCCCAGTCGCGGTGGAAATACCAGGTAAGCTCTGTCGTCGCTGCTGTGTAGTCTGCTTGAATTCATCAAATAACGCGGCGGTCTTTGCTTTGGCAAGAGAAATAGACGCATCTATTTCTTCTTTACTGGAGCCCGTAATATAGTCGTACAAGCTAGGGTGAATGCTCTTGTCCGCCGCCGATTCCGCGATCTTCGACTGCACGTAAGCTTGAAGTTGCACCGCTTGATTCTCAAGTTGCAGCAGATGGAATCGCTGCTCAGTCTGTCGCTGAAGTTCGGCCTTTTCTTCAGCCCACTGAGCGTCGCGTTTGGCTAGTAACTCCTTGGCGCTGAGTTCTTCCTCAGCAGCCTTCTCAGCTGCAGTCTGCTGAGCCGCCAGAGCATCAGCCTCTGCCTTCTCGCGGGCGGCTGCGGCGTCACTGAGAGCCTTCAGCTGAGCAGCCTGCTCCTCAAAATGCTTCTGCAGGTCAGCAGCTCGGGCAGCGGCTTCATCACGCTCACGCTGGGCCCGCTCTAACTGGGACAGAATCTCAGGACTGATACTAGCGGCAACAGCAGATACATTAGCAGTGGGCGTGGGGGCAGGCACGACATTCTCAATGGTGGGTTCACTCATTATTTGCTCCTAATAGTTTTCCATGTACTTGGTATAGTCTACCAGTCGTATTTTGGCTTTGGTGGTGAGTACTCATACTCACCTGGAGCTAATCCTAATTCTTCCTCATGATAAGATCGATAAGCTTCCTTTGCTGCATTAAATTGTACTTTGCTGAGTACTTTAAATGGTCGCTTACTCTGAAACGCGCTTGCCTCTTCAGTATATCCCGCACGCGCGTCAGCGTCCTCTGGATCAATCTGCACAGGACCAGTAGGTCTTACTCGGTAGACAGTGGGGCGCGGGTGTTCCCAGTTGTTACTTTCTGCTGCTTTCCGAGCAAACCTATAAGCAACAGCCAAATTGGGAGTAGCGAAGACATGCTCGCGATTCTTATCCTTGGTCTGTGATGCATCCCAGA